TGGCTAAAGAAAGATTAACGCCACAAGATCTAGATGCTAGATTAAAATTTATTTTGGGTATTACATTAGGCTCTATTCTATTTCTTACATCAGTAGGAATTCTTTATGGTCTTTTATTTGTTACCCAACCAATTGGAGCACAATCTGAAAATGATAAAATGTTTTTCAATGTGCTTGGTTCTGTAGCAACATTTATTACAGGAACACTTGCTGGTTTATTGATTGGTCAGTCTGGTGCTAAAGATATTATGAAAGCACAACTTGACAATAAAGAAATGGATGCCAAGAATACACAGGCAGATAAAAAAGTTGAATCTGAAATTAGAATGGCAGAAGACAAACTTGATGCTGAACTTGATGAAGTAAGAGCACGTCTTGCTAAGAAGCCTGATGGTGCAATGCCAGCAGAACAGCCAGTAGATACAGATTGGGATAAGGATTAATTATGACAGACTTTCCAGTACCAGCAGAAACAGCAAAAGCTCCAAGAGGAACTGCTGCTCGTTTAATTCAGGTAGCTAAATCACAAGTTGGATATATTGAAGGTCCAAAAGACAACGAAACAAAATATGGAGCGTACACCAAGGCAAATTTCCAGCCTTGGTGTGGAAGTTTTGTAATGTGGTGTGCAAACGAAGCAGGTGTCAAAGTTCCAAATACAGTTTATACTCCAGGTGGTGCAGCAGCATTTAAGAAAGCTGGATCATGGATTGATGGAGATATCGCTGATCCTGAGCCAGGAGATATTGCCTATTTTGATTTCCCCTCAGATGGCGTTGATCGTATATCTCATGTCGGAATTGTTATTGAAGATAATGAAGACGGGACCGTATGGTGTATTGAAGGAAATACTTCTTCAAACAAAAAGGGCAGCCAAAGAAATGGTGGAGAAGCCTGTAAGCAACTTCGTGCCTATAAAAAGAATAAAAAGGGCGTACAGGTATCTATTGTAGGTTTTGGTCGTCCTAAGTTCAAGGCTGGCGGAAGCGCCCCTCAAAAGCCTGCTGAGGCTGTTTCTGAGGCAAAAACTTGCCCAACCTGTGGACAAGCCGTAAAATAATACGATAGTTGACGTATTAAAATCTTTTTGGTATACTAGATAAGTCAAGAAAATCTAGGGGTAGGCATGACTTGTATAGCAGCAATAATCAAAGATGGTAAAACATATATGGCTGGAGAAAGAGCCATTGTAGATGATCATCAACAAATGAAATCAGACATTGCCAAAATATGGAAGTCTGGAGATTATTTATTTGGATATTGTGGAACTCTTGAAGGACAAATAGTACAAAATAATTTTAAGCCACCAATTCCTGAAGGTAATGTGGATAAATTTATGCGTACAAAATTTCTTGAATCTTTAAAAACATTTTATGATAAATGGGGTATCCCAGCAGAAAAAGATTCTGATTTTTCATTATTAATATGTGTAAAAGGTAGAATGTATGAACATGAAGCAACTACTTTAACAATGATCTCCTATGACACGACTTATCATGCCATAGGATCTGGTGCAGCCTACGCTATGGGTTCTTTACATGCCACCCAAAACTATAAAGATCCAAAGCGTAGGCTCACTCAAGCTTTAGATGCTGCTATTTTATATAGCCCACATTGTTTATATCCAATTGACTTTTTAAGTAAGTAATAGTAGAATATATATATGAATCATAATCATGAAGAAGACTTGTCTCCAGAAGAACAAGAATTTGGAATTTGGCTCAGCAATGGAATTGATAGAGGCTGGATAACAGGACCATATTGTGCCACACATGATGGCGGTATGGAATATATGAGTGAAGAAGAATTGGAAGAATGGGAAGCAGGAGGCGACCCATGCCAACACGTAATTAGAATAATGATATAGGAGAATAATGAAAAAGATCGCAGTGGGGATTGTAGTAGTTCTTGGTTTGTCGTTTTTACAAACGGTACCAGCAAAAGCAGCAGGAGAAACAATTGTTATTGTAGATAGCATGGTTGATTCTGCACGTCCAGAATTAAAGAACAATATTGTTCGTGAAGTATGTATGACAGAGAGTAGATTTTGTTCTGGAAGAATTATGCAAGCAGAAGGCGCTGGAGCTGCATCTGCTCCTTCAAATATTATTTATAGCAATAGTACATTGAGACATGGAACAGATCTTGCTTTGACAATTACTAAAGTTGATCCAAATGCTCGTATTATTTTTATTAGAACAACAGGAACAGATGATCGTGGAAATGTTTCAACAGTTTCTAATATGAGTTTCTTTGCAAAGCCATTTAATTGGATTGCAGAAAATAAGACTAAATATAACATTGTGTCTGTAGTATTTTCAATGGGAATCAGAAATACTACTCCAACTTGTACATATAAAAAATCAGATCAGGTGCTTGTTGATTCTATTAAAAAGTTAACTGCAATGAATATTGCGGTAATGGCTGGAACTGGAAACAGTCCTCAATATAATGCTGTTATGTTCCCAGCATGTATAACTGATACCGTTTCTGTTGGCGGTACACAAGATTGGCAGCAGGCAGTGCATCCTGGATTTAATAGAAATGCTGATACAGACTTCTTTACAGTAGGATTTTGGAATCTTGCTACAGGAAGACAAATTGGAACATCTTTATCTAATGCTGCACTCGCTGCATATTGGGCAAAGAACTATAAAGGATCTTTCAAAGATACTTATGACTATTTGAAATCAATTGGAAAGCCTATTGTTGGAGATTCAGCAGGACTATTTGTTGATGTAAACAAGTAATAGGATTTGGGGATTAGCTCAGCAGGCAGAGCGGGAAGCTGTTAACTTCTAGGTCGTAAGTTCGAATCTTACATCCCCAGCAAATGCTCCATTAGCTCAGTTGGTTAGAGCGCTACCCTGTCACGGTAGAGGTCGACAGTTCAAGTCTGTTATGGGGCGCAGGAGGACATATGCCATATAAAGATTCTTTAAAAGAAAAGGCTGCCAAAAAAGCCTGGTATGAAAGAAATAAATCTTTAACTATAAAAAGATCTAAAGATAAAAGGAATGAAAGAAACTTATATGTACTGAATTATAAACTAAATAATTCTATATGTCTTGATTGCAATATTTCTTATGCCCCGCACCAATTAGATTTTGATCATGTTCGTGGTACTAAAAAAGCTGGTATAAATCAGATTGTTAGAAATGGTACAATGAAACAGTTGTTAGAAGAAATAGAAAAATGTGAAGTTGTATGTTCAAACTGTCATAGACATAGAACATATATGCGATCTTTAAAAATTTAATATTTGGCTCTATCGTCTAGTGGTTAGGACGCCAGATTTTCAATCTGGTAACGAGAGTTCGATTCTCTCTAGAGCTACCATCTTATGGTATAATTATGGTATGCAAAAAGAATGCCTGAACTGTGGAGAAGCAAAAGCTAGGAAAAGCTATAAATATTGTAGCAATCAGTGTCAGGCTGACTATCAGTATAAAAACTATATTAATAGTTGGCTCAGTGGTTCGGTAAACGGAGTAAGATCTGGAGGGCTAGTTTCTAGACACATCAAAAGATATCTAAGAGAAATATATGGAAATAAATGTCAAATATGTGGATGGTCTAAAGTTAATAAGTATTCAAATGTTATTCCGCTAGAGGCAGACCATATTGATGGAAATTATAAAAATAATAATATAGATAATTTACGTTTATTGTGCCCAAACTGTCATTCTTTAACACCTACGTATAAAGCATTAAATAAAGGAAATGGAAGAAGTACCAATACGCCCTTGTAACTCAGTTGGTAGAGTGCAACACTTGTAATGTTGAAGTCGCAGGTTCGAATCCTGTCGAGGGCTCGTGAAAACATGTAGTAAATGCAAACTAGAACTAGACGATTCTAATTTTTCCCCATCAAGTGGGGGTAAATATTTAAGACCTGAATGTAAATCATGTGCAAAAAAACTATCTAAAGAAAGAGAAGAATTAAGAAAAATATATGGCTATCCACCAAAAGGATATGTTTGTCCTATTTGTTTAAAAGATGAAGAGGAATTAAAAGGTACTGGTGGAAATGCCAGTATTTGGGTAGTAGATCATAACCATGAAACAAATACATTTAGAGGGCATATTTGTCATAATTGTAATAGAGGATTAGGTGTATTTCAAGATAGTATTGATAGACTTAATAGGGCTATTGCATATTTAGCTAAGAATATGGTATAATTTTACTGTACCCGCCAAACGGGGGTACCAAATAACTCGCTGAAAAGGAGAATAAAATGGTAAGTTCATTTGCATGGGATCTATTTAAGGATCCTTTTTTTATTGGCTTCAATCGTGAGATGGAGCGTCTAAGTAATGTACAGTTGGCTTCTCGCCAAGTATCTTATCCACCATATGATCTAGTAAAAATTGATGATGATAGTTTTAAACTAGCATTAGCAGTTGCTGGATTCTCAAAAGACAACCTTTCTGTTACTGTAGATAATTCAACATTAATTATCAAAGGTGATAGCACTGTAGGATCTGAGGATGAAAAGTCTGAAGTTCTACATAAGGGTATAGCTAACCGTAAATTCACAAGAACATTTGCTCTTGGAGAATACATGGAAGTTACTGGTGCTGAAATTAAGGACGGTATGCTTAATATTGATATTGAACGTATTGTTCCAGAAGATAAGAAGCCAAAAGAAATCGCTATCAAATCTCTAAAGAAGTAAAGCGGTATAATAGAATCCCCGCATAGGCCTTGGGATGGATTAGTTACCCATTTTATAAATCGGGCCATTGTGCTTGAATTCCTATGCGGGGCTTCCAAAAAATATTTGCTATAATAATAATTGCTATGACTGAAAAAGAATTAGCAAGTAAAACAAAGCAGCAGTACAAGAAAAGACTCGCTGAAATAAAGCAGGCGAGTGG